AAGATATAAATAGTTTAACAGAACCTAATGAAACGATTGCAAATAATATTCTCCAATCATTGTACAAAAGAAGACTTGCAAGTAGAATAGCTGTTCTTGCTACAGAAATATACAATGGAAGAGACGCAGATTTTTCTGAAATACAAAAGATATTAGAAGAGCCAGTATCAGATAATGATGATGATTATTCTTATGTTACTGGTGATATTGATACGCTGATAGAAAGCTTAAAAGATAATACAAAATTTAAATTTAATTTAGCACCACTTAGAGATAAAGTTAATGGTGTAGGTGAAGGTAATCTAGTGATAGTCTTTGCGAGACCAGAGAGTGGTAAGACAGCATTCTGGGTAAATTTAGTCGCAGGAATTGACGGATTTGCGTCTCAAGGGGCTAAAGTATGTGCTCTTATCAACGAAGAGCCTGCAATTAGGACTCAAATGAGACTAATAAATGCCTATACAGGCCTTACTTTTGATGAAGTACGGGCTGATATGCCTTTAGCAAAGGAAAAATGGGCCGAAATACGACAAAATATTAACATTCTAGACACTGTAGATTGGGACTTAGAAATGGTAGATGACTTTGTAAAGAAAGAAAAACCAGACATACTAGTTATTGACCAGTTAGATAAAGTAAATGTAAAAGGTAATTTTGCACGCACCGATGAAAAACTTAGAGCAATTTATACTGGTGCAAGAGAGATAGCAAAAAGAAATAATTGCTGTGTAATAGCAGTATCGCAAGCTTCCGCTGATGGGCACGGTAAGTTTAACTTAACCTTTGATATGATGGAGGGAAGTAAAACAGGTAAAGCCGCTGAGGCAGATGTGATTATTGGAGTAGGATATAACAACAGCCTAGAAGATAATCAAAATGTAAGAAGCTTAGCAATAAGCAAAAATAAAATAACAGGTTGGCATGGTTTAATTACATGTACCATACAGCCAGAATTATCGAGGTACGATTTATGATTAATAGAAACAAAAGAAAGTTATTATCGATGAAAAAAATTGAAAAAGGATTAATTAGTGAAGACTACGCCTCTATATGGCTAACAAAAAATAATTATTATATCTTTAATAGAAAGCAAGAAGGCTGTCCTATTGATATTGTTGGTATACATAAAGATACAGGTCGAGTTATTAAGTTAGATGTTAAGTCTGTTTCGTATAGAAAAACATGGAAACCCGGCAGTATAATACATAGAAAAACAACTGATTATCAAAAACAATTGGGGGTAAAATTATTGTATGTTCATGAGAACGGTGAGTGTTCTTTTGATAATAAGAGAAAGACTATAAAATGATTACAGTATTTGACGTAGAAACATCATTCCAAGTTGTCGATGGACAAAAAGACCCATCAACAAAGAACCCAGAAAACTTTTTAATATGCATGGGTCTCAATGATGATTATATCTTTTTTAAACACCGAGAATTTAAAGGTGTACCCGATAGAAAACGAGTGCAAGATATTTTAGATAAGACTACCTTACTTGTAGGTCATAACATTAAGTTTGATTTAATATGGTTATGGGAGTCTGGGTTTACATATAATGGTAGAATTTATGACACCATGATAGGAGAATATGTTTTACAAAGAGGTGTAAAGACAAGCCTTAAACTAAAACATTTATGCCAACGAAGAGGTGTTATACAAAAGTCTGATTTAATGGAAAAGTATTTAGAACAAAATATTTCTTTTGAGAATGTACCGATGTCTGAATTAGATGAGTATGGTAGGCTTGATATAAAATCAACAAGAGCTTTGTTCGATTCACAAATGGCACAATTTAACAAACCAAGTAATAAAGGGCTACTAAAAACAGTAAAAGTTATGTGTGAATTTTGTGTCGTTCTTTCGCACATGGAGAACAATGGTATCTATATTGATAGTACCGCTTTAGATACTGTGGAAAAAGACTTTGAAGAAGAGTATAAAAAGTTACGAGTTGAGCTTGATAATATAATTCATCAAAGAATGGGCGATACAAAAATAAACCCTTCAAGCCCAGAACAATTATCTTGGCTAGTCTATGGTGTAAAAGTAAATAATAAAAAAGACTGGTCAAAGAAATTTAATTTAGGTATTGACCCAATAACTAAGAGACCAAAAAAAAGGCCCCCTTACTCTAAAACACAATTGAAACAGATGTTTAAAGGTAAGTTGGAGCCTGTGTATAAAACAAGAGCAGAGCAATGCTCTGTTTGTAAAGGTCAAGGTAGAATACGTAAAACTAAAACAAATGGTCAGCCTTATAAATCACTAAATAAATGTACAGATTGTAATGCTGAGGGTTTTATCTATATTAGTTTACCAGAACGTGCAGGATTTAATGCGGGTATTCCACAATATGTTTCCGATATATCTGAAGGTGGATTTAAAACAGATAAGATAACACTATCAAGAATAGATAGGTTTTCTCAAAACAAAGAGCTAAAAGATTTTATTAAAAAGATAATGAGATTTAATGCCCTTGAGGTTTACCTCTCTACATTTGTTGAAGGAATAAAAAAATTTAGAAAGTCTAATGGATTTTTATATCCTCAATTTATGCAATGTATTACAGCAACAGGAAGATTATCAAGTAGAGACCCTAATTTTCAAAATCAACCAAGGGGTTCTACTTTTCCTATTCGTAAATCTATTGCCTCACGATTTGAAAATGGTAAAATTATGGAAATAGATTATGCTCAATTAGAATTTAGAACTGCTGTATTTTTAGCTCAAGATAAACAAGGTATTAAGGATATTAAAAATGGTGTTGATGTTCATCAATACACAGCAGATATTATTGGATGTTCAAGACAAGAGGCAAAACCCCATACATTTAAACCTTTGTATGGTGGCATGTCTGGTACAGAAAATGAAAAGAAATATTATTCCGCATTCTTAAAAAAGTATCCGGATATAAAAGTTTGGCATGATAGACTACAAGATGAAGCTATTCGTCACAAAACAGTAACGATATCTTCTGGTAGACAATATGCTTTTCCAAAAGCAGAACGCATGCCATGGGGCGGTGCAAGTTTTTCTACACAGATAAAAAATTATCCTGTGCAAGGATTTGCTACTGCCGACATCGTACCTCTAGCGTGTATTAACATACACAAATTACTAGAGAAAAACCAAACTAGGAGCCTACTTATTAACACTGTACATGACTCTATTGTTGCGGATGTATTCCCCGGCGAAGAAGAGTTGGTCGCTACTTCTTTGCGTGAAGGTTGTTTAGGGGTAATACAATCAATGAAAGACTTGTATGGTATAGACTTCAATGTACCTCTTGATGTCGAAATAAAAGTAGGCCCTAATTGGTTAGAAACAGAAATTTATGCTTGACAAATCGTACATAAATATCTATAAACAATTTAACAATATTTAACCTAGGAGGGTTAACACATGGTAAATGACTTACAAACATTTCAATCTCTAAGTAAAGAAGAGATTATGAAAATGACAGGACAAGATGATGGCTCCGAAATGAGTGCAGGAATTTTGCCCAAACTATCTATAAGTAGACAGGCGGAAGACGAAGAGGGTAATACTCTAAGACCGGGTGTCTATTCAACTTATTATCCCGATATTGAGGCTAAGGTATATTCTTTAAAAGAAAAGGATAAGCCCGTACACTTTAGGCCTTTTATTAGAGGATATCAGTATATGAAATATGATGCTGACACTAATTCCTATCCTTCTACTTCTATCATCTTTAAAAGTTGGAAAGAAGAAGCCATAGATAGCACCGGCGGTGTTAGATGTGGTAGAATTATAGGTAAATCAAAAGATGAATTAACACCTGCTGAAGCAGAAGCTCAACGCAGTGCTCGTTGTTACATTTTAGTGTATGGTTTGGTAACAATGGACGCAACAACTGCAGACGGTTCTCCTGTAAAAGTTGAGAATATGCCTATCTTATGGCGTTCAGCAGGTTCATCTTTTAGGCCTGTATCAGAGGCTATTCAAGGATTAAAAGGTAAGGATAAGCTTATGCAAAATCATGTCTTACACTTGAATACACCTTTACGTAAAACTGCAGGTTCAAATGTATATTATGTACCTAGTATTTCTATCTCCAATGAAGAAGTACAGTTTACTAAAGATGACCTTGAGCATATGGAAATGTTCCAGTCACGCATTAAAGATGAAAACGATGCTATCTTTGCTAAATGGAAAGAGGCACAGGATAAAAAATCATCTGATGGTGAGACTGCAAAAGTTATCAACGAGATAGAAGAGAGCCCAGAAAATATTCTGGCAGCAGGATAATGAGCTCTATTCTAGAAAAAGTACAGGTATTCCTATCAGAGGCCAATAAGGCCTCTGTACCTATATCAAGTACTGTTATAAACGAGTTTGGTGAGGCATGTAAGGATGCTTTTAAAAAACAGTTTACCGAGGAACGTGAAGATAAATTTCGTGTCCGTATGAGTAATATTGGCAGACCTTTATGCCAATTACAAATGGAAAAGAAAGGGGAAAAACCAGAACTACCTCCTTATAATGCTAAAATGAGGTTCATATTTGGAGATATTATTGAGGCACTTAGTGTTGCTATCATGAAATCTGCAGGTATAAAAATAGAAGAGTTTCAAAAACCAGTTACATTTAAATCTGATAATGTAAAAATAGAAGGGACATATGATGTAAAAATACAGGATAGAGTATGGGATATTAAAAGTGCATCGCCTTATTCTTTTGATTATAAATTTGGAGACAAAGGTGGATTTGACGCTATAAATACAAATGATACTTTTGGTTATGTCTCTCAAGGATATCTTTATGGTGACGCAGATAATTCAGATTTTGCTGGTTGGATAGCTATTAATAAATCAACAGGTGAATGGGCTGTCGTTGAAACTCCAAGAATAGATGATGAACATAAACAAAAAGCTATTAAAGAAGCAAAAGAAAAGGTAAAAGCATTAGATGATAATGTACCATTTAAAAGGTGTTACGAAGATGTAGAGGAGACTTTTTATAGAAAACCTACAGGTAATAGAGTATTAAATAGTGTATGTAATTTTTGCCCTTATAAGAAACCTTGTTGGGGTGATGAGATACAATACTTACCACAGCAACAATCCACTTCTTCTAAACCTAAATATGTGTGGTATACGAAAGTAACTAATCCACGCAAAGAACCAGATGATATCAGTCCGGAGTAGAAAAGCTAAAGGTAGAAAGCTACAACAATGGGTTCGTGATGAACTATTAAAAGTATTTCCTTCTTTAAATAATAATGATGTCCAGTCTGCCATTATGGGTGAGTCTGGACAAGATATTAAATTATCTAATGTTGCAAAAGAGTCTATTAAATATTCTATTGAATGTAAAAATAAACAAACATTTAAAGGTATTTATGATATCATGGAACAAGCACAAAGCAATGCAGAGGATAAACAGATACCTCTTGCTATAATCAAAATGAATAAGCTTCAGCCATTAGCTATTGTTGACGCAAGTCATTTTATAAAACTAATAGGAGAACAAAATGGATAATGGCATTCTTGATGAAGAAAACAAAGTTACAATACATGTGTACCCATCGCCAAATGGATTTGCATGCTCTGTTGTAGAAAGACAGTTATCACAAATGAATTACGCATATTCAATTGCATTGACAATAGCACATGGAATGGTTAAAAGAGCTATAGAAAATCCGGATAAAGTATTTGATGACGGTATGGAATCACTTGCTAATCCCTTAGAAAACAATACTGTGGACTTTGATACACTACATAAAAAAAGAGAAAAAAGGTTAAACTAATGAAAAATACTAAATTTGATATTGATTTAAAATACGGACAGGGCCGTGAAGAACGTATCCGTCAGATGATTGAAGAAGGAACTATTGAAGTTAAAACAGAGAGAGACTGGTGGTTTAAAACTGGTAACATAGCTATTGAGTATGAGTCGTTTGGTAAACCAAGTGGTATAGCAAAAACAGAGGCTACCTACTGGGCTCACGTATTAGCTAATGGTAAAGAAGACCATTGTATTATATGGTTTAAAACAGATAAGTTAAAACAACTAATTGAAAAACATAAACATAGAACAAAGAATGTAGGTGACTTTAAAAAATCAAAAGCTTACCTTATTCCAATTAATGAATTATTTAAACTGTGAGGATACAATGGTAATGAAAACAGATGATTTATTAAAAGAAGCAACGAAATTAGTCGGCGGGCAACGGCAAAAAGATTATGGTGACAAGGTAGATAACCATAAAAATATAGCCACATTATGGGCAGCATACTTAGGTAGTCGAGTAACTGCACACGATGTGGCTATTATGATGTGTTTATTAAAAATTGCAAGAACTAAATTAGGTGAGCCAACCAATGATACGTATATTGATATGGCGGCTTATGGTGCAATTGCAGGTGAAATTAAACAACGAGACAAGGAGTAACATGGAAACAAATTATATTATTACAGATAAACAAATAAGTACTGTAGCAAAGTATTTATTTACACGGCCTTACCAAGAAGTAGCAGGACTAATTGGTTTATTAAATAACTTAACTAAGCTAGACCCAAACATAAATCCTAACTTTGTTAGAGATGAGGGCAAAAAAAATGACACCCAGTCAAAATAATGAAGCTATCATTTTTAAGACTGAAGTGTCAATTGATAATAAGGGCAATTTAATTACAAGACATGAGTCGTTACCTCCCGAGTCAGTTCTTAAAGAACTGGGTAATGACTTTTATGCTCATTTAATTAATGCCGTTATAAGGCACTGTAAAGCTGACTCACAGTATTTTGATGAACAGCTTAACGGTTTATTAAAATCTCTTTAAATTTGTAGTAGCCATTAATCCTAAATTTTGATTTAAGATAGTATTAGTTGGCTGTTCCATTGTTGGCACAATATTATTC